ACGCTCGTTTTTGAATAAGATTCTGAAAGTATTTTTTATCGGGTTGAAAACCGCTGACTTCACAATCTTAACAATACAATCTTAACAATCTCGACGCACTAGGGGTGGGTGTTTTATCTTCATTAATTTTGTGTTAATTTTACTGGAAAAAACGCTGGGTGGTTCAGAAGCAATTCAGACAATATTCTGTAATGTCTTACCCAATCCACGTAGATAACAGCAAATCGATTCAGAACAGCACCACAAGCCCACAATCGACCCACAACGCGACAGTGCAAACAGCTCGATGCCCAACCTCAGGGCGCAACAAGACCATTTATACCTGTGAAGACAGGTACTTGGCTGTGTTGAAAAGCAGTTGGGGCTTGTTTGCTGATGGAAATCTTGTACTTTTTCAGCTTTCGCTGCTTCACAGGTACTGGGTTGTCATGGTGAGACATTGCCCAGATTTATTTTTTGCCCAACCTCGGAGTGCTTGTTCACTCTCATGTGACTCTTCGCTTCAGCAGGACTTAGGTGGCGTGAAGAAACTCTTCGACTACAGCCCATTTAACCACTTTATACAAATATTCGCTGAATTTGTGATACTTTACAGCCATTATCACGCTGTATTATAGTCATTTTATGTAAAAAAACAAAAAGCTTTTTGCGAAAAAGGCCACAACTGAGTATAATACTGTGTGCGCAATTAAAAATTAGGAGAAAACATGCAAAACGATAAACAAACCCCAAAAACATGCCAAGCCACAATGTGTTGCCGAGCAACCGCTGAACTACAACAGCAAGTGGCCGTGGAAAAAACCCTAGCAGACCCACAAAAAACCCTCAGTGCTTCACTGAATGAATTTATAGAATCCTTAAAATCGGAAAAAAACGATGAGAATCCGAACGATAAAGAATAACGTTTGCTGTTTGTCTGAGTTTAAAAATGATCGTTATGAAATCAGCGACGTTTGCCTCGATGAATGTGGGTTTGATCACGAAGTTGCACGATACGTTCAGCAACTTTCTGAAGCTGGAAAATGCTTGTCAACGGTTGTTGACCTTCAAGAAAAATTTTTCTTCTCGTTGAGTCGATTTTTCAAGGGGCGATTTGAGGAACGATGTGATTGTATAGGGTTTTTGTCCAAAGATCAAGACGTTTTCGTGTTGAATATAGAAAAAATTATAAACGGAAACAAATTGTACCCAGAGTATCATCACAGATTCTTGGTCACTCCATTGATTCCAGATAAATTATTTTTCACAGGGGAATTTTCACGGTCGATCTTGACATCTGACGGCGTTATCACTTTGGAACAAAATCAATTCATAGGTGTACGCGACGGTCTTATCGAAGAATTGGACGTTCAAGAGGTTTTGGAAATAATTTCAAATGGTGAAACTGAAACTTCGCCCCTGTTTTCATCATTGAGATTAAAACCCGTTTCAAAAAGACCCGCTCGTCCGCGAACGGGAACAATAATCTATAATAAAAACAACAACAAGATCGAAGCGTACAACGGAAAGGACTGGACTGAACTATGAGATTGCCAAATGGAATGACAGAGGAAGAGGTCGTAGAACAAATAAACATTGTTTGCGAACGCATAGCCCCCAAATACGTTTTTTACGGTTACACAAAAGATGATATCATTCAAGAGTCTTTTATTATTTGTATCGAAGCCCTCAATCGTTACGAAGAAGGCAGACCTCTTGAGAATTTTCTTAGTGTAAACCTGTCCAACAGACTAAAAACCTTTATGCGTGACAATTACTTTATAGGAAATTCAAATGAACAACGAAAAAGACTAGCTCAGCCAGCCCAGTTGGATCATGAAGACAAGCTTGTGGATCATGCTGATGGTGATTCATACGACGGTCTTGACTTAAAGGACATGATCGGCGCTGTTGATCGGCACATGCCAGCAAGTGTTCGCATGGATTATCTTAAAATAGCCAATGATATTTATATATCAAAACAACGACGCGAAGAAGTCGTTGATATTGTTAAAAATATACTACAGGAGCACGGGTATCATGAAGACGGGTCGGATCAGTAAACCAGAAGAAACGTTCATAAAAGAAAACGTTGACTTTGGTTATCAAAAATTAGCTCTGTCTCTCGACAGAAACCCAGATAGCGTTCTAGACTTCATAAAACGCAAAGTTGCAAAAAACGAAATAGAAAAACCCAGTTGGTTCGACACTATCTCAACTGAAGACCAAGCAAAATATGACCTTACATTTAGACCATACTTTGTTGAGTTAAAACAACAATTCACCGAAGATGAATTGAAGCTATTTCAATATCATTGGTCAAGAATAATATCTCAATTTCAAGATGATGTTATTCCAACAGAAGAACTACAGGTTGTTGACCTTATAAAATTAGAATTATTGATGAACCGCTCTTTGAAGGGCAACAAAGAAAACCTAGAACAAATATCTGTTTTAGAAACCCTGATCTTTGCTGAGCGTCAACGAGACCCTGATCAAATCGACAAAGACGTGTTGTTCAACATGGCAAGTCAGGTCGCATCGCTCAAAGCCTCTCAGGAATCGCTCAACAAGGACTACCGAGAGCTTCAAACAAAAAAGAGTTCAATGCTAAAGGATATGAAGGCAACGCGCGAGCAGCGCGTACAGCGCTTTCAGGACAGCAAGTCTAGTTTCACAGGTTGGATGACATATTTGATAACCAATCAAGAAGTAGCAAGGTCTTACGGCCTCGAAATGGAAAAGATGAGACTCTCAATGTACAAAGAGCGAGACAGGCTTGCACAATACCACAAGTACAATGACGGAACAGTAGATCAACCTTTCTTGACACCAGAAACCGTGAAAGATTAATCGCAAAAGGAAAAGGACAACTTATGAAAAAAGCTATTGTATTTGGAATAACAGGACAAGACGGCAGTCACTTAACAGACCTGCTGCTGTCAAAAGATTACCACGTTGTTGGTGTTGCACGACGCTCAAGTACCGACAACACAAAAAGAATCAAACATGTGATTTGCCACGAAAGATTCGAGCTGATGCACGGCGACATCACAGATGTACACTCTGTCAGCAATATCTTTAAAAAACACGCTGATGTAGATGAAGTCTATAATTTAGCGGCACAAAGCCATGTAGCAGTCTCGTTCAAGCAACCAGCCTTGACTTGGGATGTTACAGGCAAGGGTTGCCTTAATATTTTACAAACATTGGTTGATTTAGACATGACTCAAGCTAGGTTTTATCAGGCTAGCTCAAGTGAGATGTTTGGTAAAAATCATGACGAGTATACTGACACAACGTCTGGATTAAAAGTAAAATATCAAGACGAAGAAACTAAATTCATGCCGCAAAGCCCATACGCGATAGCAAAATGCGCCGCTCATCATATGGTTAGACTTTTTCGCGAAGCTTATTCTATGCATGCCAGCGCTGGAATCCTTTTCAATCACGAGGGTCCAAGACGAGGTGAAGATTTCGTCACCAGAAAAATAACAAAGTGGATTGGAGAATTTGCAAAATGGAAAAACCATGTAGACAGTCTGATGAATGATTATGATTCCGATCCAAACTATATTCTTAAAATATCTCCACGTACATTCAATGGAGATGGCTCAATCGTTGAAAAGTTTCCAAAACTACGTCTGGGCAACTTAGAAGCATTCAGAGATTGGGGGTATGCAGGAGATTACGTGGAAGCGATGTGGCTGATGCTTCAGCAGGATTATCCTGATGATTACGTTATCTGCAGCGGCGAGACTCATACTATTCGTGAGTTCCTAGACGTAGCATTTCAGCATGTTGGCGTAGTGGATTGGTCTGGATTGGTTGTTCAAGATCCAGAATTTTATAGACCAGCAGAAGTTGAATATTTGTGCGGAGAATCCAGCAAGGCTCTCAATGTCCTTGGCTGGAAACCAAGTCATACATTCGCTGACTTAGTCAAACTAATGGTAGACCATGATACATTGCCATGAAAATCTATGTAATAACTTTTAATCTTGCATCTGTCTTACAAAGACTCGTACAATTCAGATTGCATGAGTTTAATCATGAATATCCAGAGATCTTTGTTGAAGCTCCAGATCCAGACGAAGCTTGTTACTTGGCTTACTGTAAATTTTCTGAAACTCTGCTGAGACAAAAGCCTTCTGACAAGATTGCGATTTTTATAAAAGACATAGAAAACGACATCAGAATAATAAAGGTTGTGTGCAAAGATGAAAAGAAACTATGACGATCCAGTCTACAAGGAATGGCGAACAAGAGTCTACAAACGAGATAAATTTATGTGTCAAATGCCAAATTGTAAGCGTAAAAGTAAATTGCAAGCACATCATATCAATAAATGGTCCAGTGCTCCGTCTTTGAGGTTCGACACTCAAAACGGAATAACGCTTTGTAGATCGTGTCACGACTCTATCAAAAACAAGGAACATTTCTACGCCTCTCTTTTTATGGAGATAATAAGAAAAAATGCCAATTAAATCACCTCCTTACATGGTCATAAAAGACACAAGGGAGCAGGATGGATATACTTTTGAAAAGTTTTCCGGAACCTATACCTCGTGTGAAGGCATGGTTGTTAAAAAGCTCGATACGGGAGATTATTCCATCGTTGGTCTTGAAGATAAAATCTGCATAGAAAGAAAAGGCAGGATTTCTGAACTAGCTATAAATCTTGGAAAAGATAAGCATAGATTCATCAGAGAAATAGAAAGAATGACACCCTTTCCTTTTAAATTCCTGATATTAGAATTTTCTCTTGAAGATGTAATGGATTTTCCAGATAGATCCGATATCCCTGAAGAAAAATGGTCTTCTATGAAAGTAACAAACAAGTACATACTAAAAATGCTGATAGAATTTCAAATGTATCATGGTATACATGTTATTTTTTGCGGCAACAGGAAAAACGCAAAGTTAGCAGTAAACAGTATTTTGAAGAGGGTAAACGAACACTACTCAACTGGGAGAAAAGATTAAAATGGATATTCTAGTAGATACTATTTCGGACATACATCAATACGGTTTAGACATAAAGAACAGAGAAATATATCTTCACGGACATGTATTTAATACTGATGAAGATCCCGGTGTTGAGTACAGAATGGCTGTTAACTTTTATAAGAACATCAGGCTTTTAGACACCATTTCTGAAGAGCCGATAATTGTTCACATGCACAGCATCGGAGGCAATTGGTCTGATGGCATGGTTATCTACGACGCGATAGCTTTGACTAAGTCTTATGTCACCATCGTGGCTTATGGTCAAGCCGAGTCTATGAGCGGCATAATCCTACAAGCAGCAGACAAGAGAGTTTTGACCCCAAATGCTCACTTCATGCTTCATTATGGAAGCTTTGCTTGTGCAAGCGATCATCTAAGCGCACACAACTTGGCAAAGTTAGACAAGATCAATGCCGAGATCATGATAGATATCTACGCCAATAAATGTATTTATGGTAAATACTTCAAAGAAAGTTACACCAATCTAGATACAGACAAGGTAAGAAATTTCTTAAAGAGAAAATTAAAAGATGGAGATTGGTACTTGGAAGCAAATGAATCAGTTTATTACGGTTTTGCAGACCATGTGCTTGACACAAGAAAAATGAAGAGTATCGGGAGTTTGAAATGAAAGACGATGGTAAAATTAAAGTTATAAATGAAGCTTGGCTGAACCTTGACGACATCAATGATGAATCAATATTCAACCCAATGAAATTTATAGGATCTACAAACGATTCTCATTACAGGCTGTTGTGGTTGATGACAAGGCCAGAGTATTTTTCGTTTTTATGCAAACACATATTGAACGTCAACATACTGCCATCTCAAGCTTTATTTTTACATGAGATGTGGAATCGTAAATTTCCGATGCTTATCGCTAGCCGAGGTTTTGGCAAGTCTTTTATTTTATCTCTTTATTCAATACTAAGAGCCTTGATACTTCCTGAAAGAAAGATTGTTATTGTTGGTGCTGCTTTCAGACAATCAAAAGTGCTGTTTGAATACATGGAAACAATATGGAACAAAGCTCCAATCCTAAGAAGCATGTGCGATGCTGAGTCTGGACCAAGAAGAGACGTTGATAGATGTGTGCTGAGAATAAATCAGTCTCGCGTGACATGCCTACCTTTAGGGGATGGTCAGAAGATAAGAGGGCAACGAGCAAATGATATTATCTCTGATGAATTTGCGAGTATACCAAGGGATATTTTTGAAAATGTTGTTGCCGGTTTTGCCGCAGTAAGTTCAGATCCCATCGAAAACGTTAAAAGTATGGCAGCGAGAAAAAAAGCCAAAGAGTATAACTTAGATTATTTTGAAGAAGATAACAATATCCTTAAAAAGAGTGACAATCAAATAATTCTTTCAGGAACAGCCTATTACGATTTTAACCATTTCGCTCAATATTGGAAAAAGTGGAAATCAATAATAAAGAGTCAAGGCAAAGAAAGTAGATTGCGAGACATCTTCAACGAAGATCCCCCAGAAGGTTTTAACTGGAAGGATTATTCGATAATAAGAATAC